CTTGAACCGAAATAGAATGTTTCACCACCTTTATGTTTTACTCCTCCGCCGTTCATATTGTCAATCCATATTTTCTGAACAGCGATAACAGTATTAATATATGGCTTATCAATCTTTCTACTGTTTGGAATGGTATTGTTTAGCATTGATAGAAAACATGTTTCGTAAGCTTTTGCATTCCACATGTTATTCGCAGTTGTTTCTTTAACCTGTGCATTAATTGTGGCAATACAGTTTAGTGTACCAATCGAGTCAATAGCAAACGTAATATTACGATCAAGATTACCATCATTCTGTTCATCCATAAAATAGTACATACATTTAGCTAAATCTTCAATAGACGCTTCGTTTCGATCCTTATCCTGTTTTTTACCAAAATTTGTTAACAAGTATTCGTTATCAATCAGAATATATTCGCCGTTTATGTCAAAACCCATTTTTACAAGCCTTTCCATACCCATATTGTTTTCAGTATCAATAATGATTACTAAGTCGCCATCTTTCTGTGCTGCAACAATGCCTTCACATACAGCTGTCGATTTTCCTGTGTTAGAGAAACCTCTACATAGATTTACATAACCTTTAGCAAAACCTGGAAGTCCTGTTGCCTTTTCCATTGCCGCTGAGGTTCTTAGCCATGTTAAAGGCTTATCAGGAACGTCTTCACAGCCAGCTTTTTTCTTAAAATCTGCTAAAGAAAATGTTTTTTTTGCCGTAGCTTTTCTTACCACCACGTTTGGCGGTACTATATTTGTATTATCTTTCATATTTAATTTGTTATTGAAAATAATATGGGATACCTTACAGCATCCCATATTTTATTTTGAATTAGAACGGTAAGTCCTTGTATTCTTCTTCATCTGAATCTGGTTCGGCATCTGGTTCGTTAGAATCAGCTTCCTGTGTAGTTTCAGTAACTACTGGCTCATTTGAGGGAATAACAGAGGTATTAACTTCGGTAGGTTTCTCAGCATCATGCTGTTGAATCAAAGCTGCTGCAACGTCAAGAGAGTTGTCGGTATATGTTCCGACGTCACTTTTAGTAACATTAGTAATATTTACGTTACTATTGTCTTCAAGGTCAGAAGCATATTCAAAGTTTTCATCCTCTGTATCTGCATTAACCTTTCTTGTGTTAGCCAATGCTTCAAGATCAGGATGATTAGGAAATACCCAATGTTTGCTACTTGGGTCAGAATCTTCCCAATATGGACTGTTACCTTCAACAATCAATTCTAGGAATTGTAATGCTGTGATAGCTGGCGCATTTTTTGGTTTGAATACTTGTCTCCAAGTGATTGTGTCATCAAGCCATTGCTGTGCAACGATTGGGTCTTGGTGTAAAGCCGATTTACCCTTTGTTGTGATAGCTGATACAGCTTTGTAGGTTTTGCCTTTGAATTCGCTATCGCCCATAGTGATAGAGATATCTGTCCCAACGATAGGATCAGCAAAATTGACTTTGTTCTGGTCGTAAAAGTCTTCAAGTGGTGGCATTAATTTGTCGAACACACCCTGACGTTTGTAATTGAATTTAAATCTCCAAAACTTAACGCCATCTTTTTCCTGACCTTTGTCTATACCACGAACGATATAGAATTTCTTAGCTTCCCATGAAGTAGCTTCTTTGTAGATCAAGTCATTGCTTTCTTTAACCTTAAGCTGAGCAGGTGTCATGTTATCCTTTTTTACATACTTGATAGAAGGGTCTTGCTTATCAGCATATTTCTTAGCTTGCACACATAAAGGACATGGTGCTGGAATCATAACTTGTTTACCATTAAGGTCTTTTACAAGATCGCCATTTTTGTCTACCTTTGGTACGGGTGGATCATTGTGGGCTGGACAGTAAACAATTGTATTAAATTTTTTGGTGTTGCCAACGGCATTTGTGGTAACCACGTGGAAATACGCTTCGTCATAGAAGTTCTTACCTTTATAAGGTAGAATACGAAATATTTCTTTAGGTTTTCTGGGAACGAAATACTTGGCTAGTATTTCTTCGGCTGTTTTCTTTTTGTTTAGATTCTGACTTTTTTGGTAGTCAGCGAACATTGCCTTTAAATCATTTGAGTTTTCCATTTTCTGTGTTATTACAATTTATTTATTTATTTCAATTAATGTTTCAATTCTTGTTCCAGTAATTTGTTTACTTTAACCAAAAAATAAACTTATTTGAATTGATACAAAGGTAATGCTTTTTTATCAATTCGCAAGCAATTTATTTTTTATTTTGCTATAATCCTGAATTTAATAACATCTTTTATAACGCTATTATTTCCAGATATTTGTCTAATTTTCAAATAATAGTCTTGAGGTATTAACCATATTGTATTCAAGTCAATAGAGTATTCACTACCGATTTTGTTTACCTTTGTGAATGGCAATATTTCAAGTTGAGCATCTACCCCGATCTGCGTAAACACGCCGTATTCGTAAATCAGATTACTATTCTTTGCCTTGTAAAGCTCTCTCGATCTTACAGCAATTTTTTTAATGTCTCCCTGAGTAATGACCTCATTTTCAAATAAGCCATCAACAGTTACATGGTAGTTATCAAGATTTATATAACTCGTATATAAATACTCAGAAAAAGATTTTAAATAGAATTTATTCAAAATTTTATTGCTATTTCCGTTAATATTTACGTCCCATTCATCATGAAAAATAACTGCATCTGGATACGTTGAAGAGCTAATAATAATTGGGATACTAAACAGTCCCTTTGTTATGGTTGTGACAGTTGCGCCAGAAATGTACTCTATAACATTATTCTCATAGTCATATATTTTTACGCTATTAATAGTTATATCGCTAGGCACATTTCTAAGGTCTAAAAATAGCTTATTATTCTTATCCAAATAAAAATTGCTTCTATCATCATCGACATCATAAACAAATTGCGTTTCGATATATGGTTCATAATATGTATTAGTATCCTTAGCATGAAATGCCACTGACTGCATATTTGTGGTCGTACCTGTTTCAATGATTTCGGAATATTTTATGCCTATACCATAAAAGTCCTCGATACCATCGATTATTAAATTAATGTATTCTGTGATATCTAAATTAATATCCTCAGTGCCATTATTAAAATCCTGATAGCCTAGAACATCGCCACTATTGCCGCTAAATGATCCACTGTAATTCCAAGACTCTCCATTTTTTGCATTATTCCAATTACTAACTTCGTCATCTGGTTTCAAGTATTTTAAAATGTCGAGATTGAAATTGTATTTAGAACCGTTCGACCAATCCTGTTTTATCTTGAAAAATTCCAATCTAAAGCCAGATGCTCGTTCCATGTTCTCTATATATGTTCCTTTCCCAGCATATTGTGTAGCATTCCTAATTGTATTTGTCATATGTAAAACATGACTAGTAATGTTACTTCTTATGTATGTGCCGCCACTCATTGCAGATTGTAAATTTGTAAGGTCAACACTAAATATATATCTGGTAACAATATTATCAAATCCCCCATGAATTAATTCAGTGACAGGGTTTAATGAATTATTGGAACTGTTCATGCTTATTAACGTGTTATTCTTATTAAAATATGATCTGAAATTTATAGACATTCCTTTTATATTTAATTAAATGCTTATTTTAGCGGAAAGTCACTTCCGAGTTTGTTTGACTTAAATCCTAACAGTACGTCTGTTAATTGATCGTCTTCGGATTTAGGTTCTTCCTCAACCTTATTGGCATCAACCATTGCTTGGCATTGTGCCATTTTTTCAGGATTAGCATTTGTGCCATAATATTCAGGGTCTTCGGTTAAATGATCGAAAACAATATCTAATGCTACCATCGGGTCATCGCTATGTTCCCTTTCAACTTCTAAACCCTTTTTTATCTGTTCCTTACTAAATTTTGATATATTAGCATTATCACCAAGTCCGCCTTGAAGTTCGTCGCCAACTTCTTCTTTATCGGCAACAACTGAATCAACGTCGTCATTAAATGAAACGTTATTTACCTTACCCATCATTTCGAGCAATAGTTCTTTAGTTCCTTTATTAATTTTACTCATAGATATTGTCATTTATTTTGCCAAAATTCCTTAATAATATGCCTGCCTTGGCATTTGCCTCATTTTCTTCGTCGCTGCCTGTCTCACCAGACTGTGCGTTTATTTTGCCTTCAAGATTCTGTTTATGATGAACTAATTCATGACCTAGAGTCCTCAATATATCTGCAAGATTTCTGTTTGCGCCAATGATATCAATTATCATATCGTTTGGGACATAACCGCCGAACGATTTTGATTTCTTAGCCTCGTCATCATTATATGAAATATTAATCTTAGGTATATTTCCGCCTAGATTAAGTTCAGTGTCGGCAAAGGTAATAAATTGTTTTATTATTTCGTCTCTTTTATCCTGATCATTATCCAAACTAATATGATTAACCTTTTCGAATATTTCAAACAGTTTATTCTTCATGTTATGTTAGTCTATTAAAACTATCCTTTATATCATCGTTCTCAGGTAAATCATCGAAATTTGCAACATATGTGCCATCTTCCAATTGTTTAATACCCTTGTCCTGATTATTTTTATCAAACCATGAATCCGACCAGAAATCGTTAAGATTGAAGTAATATGGATATGAAACTTTTGACTTGCTCATTAATTTCTCCGAATTCGTAGGCTCTCTGACTTCGGCAACGTCGGTATCAAGCACATTCAGCTTTCCAGTAATCTTACTAACCTCATTATTTAAGCTTTCCATTTGATCATGAATAGCCTTCATTGCAATGATGTTGCTTTTGATAACCTCATTCTGCAAACTATTAATATCAGGTTCAGGCTCAGCCATTGGAGCATCAACTGGTGGCATTCCACCCATGT